TAAAGCGTTTAACGCTAAACTAGATTACACTAAACTGCAGATTGAAAACAACTACTTAGCTGCTCAAGCTTCGTGGACATCTGAACAGATGCGTCTAAATGACATCTACGATCGTGCTGCTTACAAAAGTCAAGCAATGCGTCAGATGTTACTTAAGGCTATGGGTACTTCTGCTGCCCGCGAAGTGTACGGTAAAAGTGCACGCCGTGGCGCTCTTGTAGGTACTCTAGGTGCTTATGGGCGTAGCCGTGCACAACTAGCTGATCAGTTGATGAGTGAAAACGTAGCAACTCAAATGAGGATGCAACGGACTCAACAGCAGATGCAAGCACAGAATAAACTAACTATTGCTCAAACTGCAGTTCTGCCTACAGCTGCTACGTTTGCTCCTACTCCTATTGCTGCTGCTAGCGGTGGTGGGTTTGGTCAAGCGGCTACTCAAGCGTTAGGTATTGGTATGAATGCCTTCGCTACTGGTCTTAGTGTTACTCCTAAAGGGATGAACTTCCTTGGGGTTCCGGGTCAAGCTAACTACGGTTAATTAAACAATGGCTAAATTTGAAGAGGAGAATCTATTTACTGGTGCCACGCAGAGCCAAGGCTTTGCACCACTTCAAGCACCAGACCTTTCTCCGTTCCTACGGGAAAACATGGGTCAATTTGACCGCAATTTTGCTAATCTTAAATCCCAGCAACAGGTTCAAAATGAAGCTGATCTAAAGAAACAGATTTCAAACCTTGAAACTTTAGGTCAGTTTGCTCCTAAATTTATGGAGATGGCTAAGAACCTTGGTGAAGCTTACATTACCAACCAAATGGTTGAAGGTAATGCAAAGACTAGAAGCCTTGGTCTAGCCGGTGTTGATCCAGCAAAACAAGCTAATTTTGACGCTGGCATCAACATTCTAAAACAAGAAAGTGCTCAAGCTACTGATGTGGCTCTGGACATGCATCGGAACGGTGCACCTCCTGAAGCACTAGAATACATCAAAAGCCTGCCTAGCTACCAACGTGTGGCAGGTATGCGTAACTACATAGCTAATCGCAAGAAAAGCTATCAAAGTTATCTTACTGAGTTTCTTACCAGTAAGACCATTAACCTCCCTGCTCCTGGTGGTGGTACGTTTACCCCCGACCAAATTGATGACGATCAGGTTCTAACTGGTATTGCACTCGATGCTGCTGCACGAATGTATGACCTTGAAACTGGCGTTGATCAGTTCAGTAAAGAGGCACTAAAAGATTACAACGAAGGTATTCTTGCTGTTAACACTGCGTTCGCTGCTAAAGTACAGCAGCGTGGTCTTGTCCGGAAATCGGATCAACGTGTTAACACCGCTGTTGAAAGCTTTAAAAACGACTTTGACATCAACGCTCTTGTCAGTGAGATCGCTGGTACCTTAGGTGAAAAGGGTGTTCGCAGCTATGGTGACGCCTTGGACATGGTGTATAAGGATATTTTGCCCGCCTTGCGTCGCTCTGGTGAGATGACTACGCAGCAGTTCCGCTCAGCTATTGAGCAGGCTGCAGCTAACGATCCTAAAGGTTCCTCTCATTCTAAATTCTACCGTAACCGTATCTTTGGTAAAAATGGTACGTGGGAGAAGGTTAACGACGTTGACTCTGCAGAATACAAAGAAAAAGAGAATGCTCGTAAACGTGCTATTGCAGCAGACAAAGAGGACTTCTTTAGACAGGTTGCTGAGCTTGAAGAACAGGGCATTACTCTTAGCCAAGACGATCTAGATGCACGACGTAAAAGGGTGATGCAAGCTACGGGTATCTATGATCCGTCTGCTTTTAGTTTCTATGATGACTATCAAACTCAGGAAGAGGTTGATGCCGATGACGCTAAGGAAAAGCTTGATTACATTCGTTCTGTAAATGGACGTGGTTATCTTGTTGCAGAAGACCTTGAGGGTATGCCTCAATCCGTGGTGACTACTTATAGTCCCATGGTCCGTGAAGACGCAGAGTACGCCAAGTTTGCATCGAATTACGATGTACGTGCTAAAGCTCGTGTTACTGCACTGACCAACCAATTCTATAACGATCAAACCGGTCGTGATGATAAAACTGTAGATTGGAATAAGCGTTATGATCGTGCTTATGCTGACTATTTGGTTGAACGTCAAAAGCAGTTAAGAATGCTTGGTGTTGAAAATCACGCTGATGCTAATGAAGCTGCTTTGCTAAAGGTAGAGTCTAACTACCAAAAAGGTTTTTACAAAGAACTTCCCAAAGCTACTGATCACAGTGAGCGTGTACAGCAAATCGTTAACTACCGGACTAAACTGTCTAAAGGTGAAAAGATCTTCCAACAACCTGATTTGTGGTCTGATTCGATTAAGAAGAATTTAGACGATTTTAACAACGGTAAAGCACAAAGTTATGATCCAATTTTTGACACCCTTGCTCTTAACATTCCCGGCAAAACCGGCTGGGATCTTGCAAACGAGCTACACAATACCCTCTACGGAGGTAGCCTCAAAAAAACAGTAAAGCAGGAAGCGATCGAAGCTAACGGTCCAGCGGTTCAACGCTTCATCCGTGGTCACGGTGCTACGCCTAATCGTATTGCACGTGGTCAAACCATTGACGATCCTAATGGTAGTTTCAATCCGCGTCCTGCTAAACAACTTTCTGAGTATGCTCCTCAAGTCCTTTCTGTGCAAATGGAAAGCGCCAGTGGTCAACCCGGTATGGATGTTTACTTTGAAGATAAACAGTTTCCGGCAGTTCTAGGCGGTGTTGTAAAAGACATCGACTATCAAGTTAATCGTGACGGATCTGGGTATGGTCATTATGTAGTGATCGAATCTAGAGACCCACAAACTGGTGAAACTGTTGACGTTCTTTACTCTCACTTTGACGAGCGTGTCAAGTTTAAAGTTGGTCAACGAGTTGCTGCAGGTCAAGTTATCGGGCAACAAGGTGGTAGCGGTAGCGTTCGGTCTGTAGATGGAACTATTGCTAGTATTGATTTCCTGGCTCCTGCTCCCCGTGGTAGTAAAAGCATGACCCCTTATCGTGGATTTAAAAATCTTCGCACATATATTCAATCTCAACTTTTAGGGGGTAACTGATGGATCCTACACTTGATAACATTGATGCTGATATTCAAGCTGGTCTTGAGTATCTAGAAGAACAAGCACAACTGCAACAGCAGGAACAAGTTGTTGATCCTGAAGAAGTTAAACCTGAAGCAGTAAAACCTGAACCTGAAAAGAAAACACCTTACAAAGAATCCCAAGGTTATTTAAACGCACTCAACGGTATTGAGCCGACTGAGGCTGATCTTGCACCGTATGCCATGATGGAGCGGGCAGATATTAACAGCACTTGGATGCGTAACAGCCGTAAGTCTAAGGATCCTAGTCAGTACGGTATTACCGAAAACACCCAAGAATTCTTTGGTGCTGTTAAAGGCGGTGCTGCTAAAACTTGGTCTTCTGTTCTTACTTTCCCAGAGCGTGTCGTTGACATGGCTACTGGTGCCTACGAACGTGAAGCAGCTCAACCTGGTGGATACAAACCTGACTTTGATCCCCTCAGCTTGTCTGAATATGACCCTGAGCTGAAGACTTGGTGGGGTAAGCTGATGTCTACCGGTGTCCATTTCTATGGACTTGGTAGGGGTATTTCCCGTGCTCCTGGTGCTGGTATGCTGCCTAAAGGTGCAGTTGCCAAAGACGTAGCCGTTGGTGCTATTTCTTCTGCAATTTCTTCTACCTCTCAAGAAGGTAACTTGTCCCAAGAGCTTTATGAAAAGGAGCTTGTTAAGAAAGTACCCTGGGTAGGTGAGGTTCTGAGTCCAGTTGTTCAGCCAGTTCTGGGTACCCTGGCGACCAAAGAGACCGATCATCCTTTGATGAAGACGTTTAAAAACGTGCTTGAAGGTATGGGCGCTGATGCCATCATCGGTCGTGTTCTAAAACGGTTTGATACTGCTGTAGATAACCGTGGTACTCAGCTTGACGAGATGCGTCGGGCTAACATTGACAATCAAAAGTTTGAAGCAGCTAAGGCAGAGAACGACGCTATTGAAGCAAACCTGCCACAGCAAATGGCTGACTTGCAACAGGCTAGCGAAGCACTAGATGGGCTCGAAGCTCAAGCAAAAGCTATGCCTGATGGACCTGATAAAGTTCGGGCTATCTTTGAGGTAGACCAACTTAAAGCAGATCTGCAAGCTGAAACTGAGATGCTTCAAACTGGTAAGTTTAGTGCTTACTCTAACCCTGACATGGCTGATCCGTGGCAAGGTGCTCCTAACTCACAAGCTGTGTCTATTGTTGACCAAGCTGCTCAAACCAAGCGTCTTCATGAATCCTATCCTATTGATGGTGCAGGTTCTACTGACTCTATGTTTACACCGGTTCAAGCCAGTCGAATGGCGGCTGAAGCCGGTATGTTAGAAAGTGAGATCAAAGGTCTTGCTAAGAAGCTGATGACGGAGACTGAGTTTGAAGTTGCTGTTGATTCAGCACGTGCAGCGGGTAAGAGCTTCAAAGAAGCCTATGGTTACTCGTTTGAACGAATTCAAGCTGTGCTTGGTCGGGATAAAACTGCGGTTGATGCAGAAGACTTCTGGAAACCTTTCTTCGATGAAGCGGTTCAATACCCTAATGGTGCTAAAGCCTGGATGGTTGAGAACGTTGTCATGGCTGACATGATTAACGCTTCACTGTTCAGTCAGCTGCGTGACCTTGGTCTGGCTAGTAAAGAGTTGGCTGAGATTGCTGATCTTCGTGACATTGATGGTCCGTTTAAGACTATTGCTGATCGACTTATCGTTGGTCTGACTAACGTTAAGCGTACCCGACACATCTGGGGTACTGGTGGTCAAAGTCTTCGTGGTAAGTTGCTTGCCAACAAGCCTGAAGGTAAAGCAGAACTAGCTCAAATTACTGAAGCTTACCGTGCTGAATCCGAAGCTACCGTCAATATGATGATGCAGCTGGCTGAGAATGCCAAGGATATGGATACGGTACTGGCTTTGGCTGATGTGTTTGCTAAGTCTGACTCTCCCCAAAACTGGATGGACCTTGACGCATTTATGCGTAATCGTATGACCAGTGGCGGTCTTAATAAAGAGCCTGGCTACCTTGTCAAAGAGCTTGCTTCTATGCAAGTCAACAGTATGCTGAGCAGTGTCAAAACTCCTCAACGTGCTGTTTTTGGTACTTTTAGCTCTGGGTTCTTCCGTAACGTTGCTCACACTGTTGGCGGTTTTGCGCGGCTTGACACCGACACTGGTCGGGCTAACGCTGCTGCACTAAACGCTTACTTCCAAGCTATTCCTGATGCTTGGTCCGTGTTTAAGAACAACCTTGGCAGCTATTGGGCTGGTGACGTTAAAACGATTCAAAACCGGTTCCAGCAGTCTCGTCGTGTTGCTGATGATGATTGGGAAGCTCAACGGGCTTGGACCATGACTCGTGGTAATATGGGAGATAAGATTGCATTTGGTCTTGCTAACTGGGCTAGAACTCTTAACGATCCTCGCAATCTTTTAGGTCGAGTTGCTACTGCATCTTCTGCTTCATTGACTGCTGGTGATGATGCCTTTAGGGTTATCATGGGACGTGCTCGTGCGCGTGAACGTGCTATGCGTCAAGCATTGGACGACACCAAAGTAGGTAAGACTACTGAAGTTAATCAAGAGCTTTTAAAAAGGTATGAAGATAACTTCTACAAAGAGTATCTTGATGACAACGGTAACCTAAACTTTGAAAGCGATGCTTACCTGCAGGCTGGTTTTGAAGAGGCTACGCTGACTAAAGACCTTAGCGGGTTTGGCGCTGCCATTCAAAACATGATGGAGTCTACCCCTTACACTGCTCCGTTCTTTAGATTTGCCCGTACCGGTATCAACGGTATGATGGTTAGTTACAAGAACACTCCGCTGTTAGGACTGCTCCACAAAGAGTCTATTGACATCCTTCGAGCAAATGCTGACAACCTTGATAGTGTCCGTAAATACGGCATCAACACTGTTGAAGACCTTGATAACGCTAAAGCTTTGATTGCTGGGCGTGAGGCTGTCGGCGGTACCCTGACTACGATGGCTGGTCTGCATTACCTTAACGGTGGTCTAACTGGTGATGGTCCAATGGATCCTCAACAACGTAAAATATGGGAATCGACTGGCTGGATGCCTCGTAGCATTAAGATTGGTAATGTCTGGGTTAGTTACGAAAACTTTGAACCCTTTAACAACATCCTTGCTGCTATTGCCAACACTGGTGATTCTATCCGTTTGATGGGACCTGAGTGGGGTGCTAAGAGTATGGGTGAAATTGCCTTGGCTGTGGGTCAAGGTGCTTTGAGTAAATCTTATTTGCAAGGTCTTGGTCAGTTTGCCGACTTGTTTACTACTGACTTTGGTCGTCAGCAGAAAGTACTGGCAAGCCTTGCTAACAACACTGTTCCGTTGGCTGGTCTGCGTGGTGATTTGGGTAAACTTCTTAACCCGTACATGCGTGAGATCAACAATAGCTGGTGGGAAACTCTGCGTAACCGTAACCTAACCAGTGAGCTACTGTTTAGCTCTGAAGGTGGTGCTCTGCCTATGAAGTTTGATGTACTGAACGGTCAACCTGTTCGGGACTGGAACTTTATGGAGCGCATGTGGAACGCTGGTAGTGCATTTAATGTGCGGTTTGAGCAAAGCCCTGGGCGTACCCTGCTACACAATAGTAACTATGATATGCCTCTTGCTATTACCCGGTCGTTTGACGGTCTAGACCTGTCTGACTATCCTCAGTTCCGTTCTTGGTTCCAAGAGGAAATGGGTAAACACCGTGTTAACGGTAAGAGCCTTGAAGACGAACTGAATGAGCTGGCTGCACGTCCTGAAGTGCAGAACTCTGTTCGTATTATGTATAGCGACATCGCTCGTGGCGATAGATCTAAAGATCCGATGCAAGCCTACATGCATAACACTTTGATCAACGATCGTATTGAAAAGTGGCGTGATGCTGCTTGGGCTGCTGTTCGACGGAAACATCCTGAAGTAGAAGTGCTGTATCAAACTCGGGAAGAGCGTGAGCGTAGTACTTACCAAACTTTCCAAGAAACGACTCAGTTTCTACGTTAATCCACCCATCACCTTAATTTAGTAGCGTAATGGCTGTAAATCCTGAAGTTTTTTACACGGGTAATGGGACTAAAACCGATTACACGTTTTCATTTGAATACATTGACGAAGACGACATTAAGGTAAGTCTTAATGACGTTGTTACAACTGCATACTCTTTTTCCAACGCTACAACCATTCTGTTTGATACGGCTCCTGCTGACCAAGATAGGATCCGTATTTATCGGGATACTGGTATTGACAGCCTGAAGACGACCTTCTTTGCGGGGTCGTCTATTCGGGCACAAGACCTTAACAAAAACTTTGAGCAGAGTAATTACGCTGTTCAAGAGATTAAGGC